GTATTGCTAAGCGGACTAACTCTCTTAAAGGAAGTTACTATGGCGGCCTTAGCTGCTATGAAGTTGTCAACCATTCTCGGCACTATGGCAAGAACTACTTCTGCCACTGTCGGGTTTGACAAGACGTATGACCCCGAGGGTATTAATACCAACGGTGTCGTGCGGTGGGTCGACAGGTCTGGCGGAATCGCCCTCCTGTACCCTGCCTTTACGTTGTCGGTCCGGCCCCCCACAAGGGCAAGCCGGGTCTACAAAATAACGGGCAAGCTCGTTCTCCCCACGGGGGATATCACTGCGCCAACAACGATGACCGGTATTCAACCGGCGCCGTCTAAAGCGTATGACATTACCTGCGTGATGGAGTGGCTGATCCCAGAACGGAGTAGCCTTGCTGAGCGCCAAGCGGCATTCAGTCTGGCTCATTCCGTTATGGTGTCAACGATCAACGCTTCGGATGACGTGCCCACTGATGCAACGGGCTCGCCACTCAAGGCGGCGGTCGAGACGTTCGAGACCGTGTATTAACTACACTTAGCCTTTAACGTCGTTCACTCCAGGAGAATACCATGTCTTCTAAGAAGTATGGTGTCGGCAAGTTCATTTCTGGACTTGCCAGCTACCGCGTGCCACTAGAGGTAACCTCTAGCTTCGTTGAGAAGTATCTTATCGCCCTTGATTGTCCCCGAGCATTAACGGTTCTCATACTCTGGAGAAATTCAGAGTGGGAGCAAATCGCCAAACTCGAGTACGATCCCCTTCACTATAATTCGGTGAAGGGAGTTAGGGATTCCTACGTTGCTACCAAGTTCTTGTCAAAGTTCAAGGATTTCTCCCTGGATTATGATTTGGACGAAGTAGCAATCAAGAAGTTCGAAGAGTTTGAACTTCTGTGTAAGGAAACAAACAACCGCTTCAGACATTTGGTATCTGACCCTCTTTATAAAGGTCAGATCGTGTGGCTGCATCACGCAGCTATACGAAAAATAGCCGAGTGTCTTGGTGATTGTTCGTTCGATGAGTTCTTTTCTCGAGCGGATTGGGGCCCTGGCGCAACGACTCTGATGAAGAGACGCCATGCCAGTTCTTCCAATAAGTTCCAGCGTGAGGCTGGGATTACGCGAGATCTGTACGCCTTACTCCCGAAAACTGTCCTTGAAGAGGTTTATCCTCTCTGGGGCAAGCATCTTTCTGAGATTGGGTTCCCCCAGTTTCAGGTAGGGAATAAGGTTGTCACTGTGCCCAAGGACGCTACGACAAATCGTATGATCGCCATTGAACCTGGAATCAATCTTTGGTTCCAGTTAAGTGTCGGTCGTCAGATTGCGCGTAAGCTTCTTGGGGTGGGTGTTGACTTAAATTCGCAAGAGAGGAACCAGCGGTGGGCCAGGCTCGGGTCGTTAGACCGTTCTCTGACTACCGTTGATTTAAGCTCAGCGAGTGACTCGATATCGATTGGGGTTGTACGGGAATTAATACCTCCTGTATGGTTTCAGTTGATGGAGAAATGTCGATCCCACTTTGGCATTCTCAAAGGCAAGCAAATTAGGTGGGAGAAGTTCTCCAGTATGGGGAACGGCTTCACCTTTCCGCTTGAATCCCTTATATTCTGGGCCGCTGCTCGGGTAGCTACAGACTATGTCTGTGGCCGTTCGGGACGCGTCTCAGTGTTTGGGGATGATGTCATTTTACCGACATCTGCCTTTGAGACCTTCTCAGAGCTAATGCTTTTCTACGGCTTTCGCATTAACCGGAAGAAGAGTCATTCTGTGACTTTCTTCCGTGAAAGCTGTGGAGCGCATTGGTA